AATGTGTGTTTTCCACTCAGCTGGGAACCGGGCTGAGTGCGCTGCTTGCAGTTGAGGAGATCATGGTTCGTGCGGATGTGTCGATGACGCCAAGTTAGCTTCGGAGGAGACCAACATCTTAACGCACGCAGAAAATCCCCGCCACGTTGTAATCCAGCAGTATGGATACGGAATGCATAAGACTCGCATTCTAAGAGAGAGCCTCAACAGACAATTTGCCTCCCTTACCCGGAGGCCTTGCCTAGTGGACCTGAAGGACTTATGTCCGGGAGGAGCACACACCACGAACGAGAGCCGCTTGTGAAACTAAATAGTGGTGATGATGGGAAAGTAATGACTCCCTGATTCACTGGTGCCAAGTCATGTGTTGTTGGCCGGACCCCCGGGTATACCAAGCATCACAGCTTCACACTGACCGCACAGCTATAACAGAAGACACCCCTGAACGGCACAACCACAATCAAATATCGCTCATGTTGACTGGTTGAGTAAGTCGTAATGACGGGACGAGAGTATTCGGGCTCGCCTTGCCTAACAGCTAGCCTTATTAAAATGAGCTAGCGGTTAGTGCTTGGTTTGGTTGGCATCATTGATTAACCACACAATGATGCCAGCCAACCAAGCACAACCGCCCGAAGGAAGGAACCGGAGAATGGCCGGTATGGAGGAGAATAGTTTCAGCCTTATGGAAAGGCATGAAGAACGCGGGCAGCGATTAAGCTATAAAATTGATAATAGCGAGATGGCTGCCGTTGGATTAGACGGAGAAGAAGGGGATATCGCACTAGATGTTCCATCTATCGCCCAGCATCCAATGAGATTCCGCATTCGACATGCCATGGCGAAGACTATGGAGCCACGTAGAAGGGTCTACGTGGCAGGGGCAGATAGCAGTTCAAAGCTGCCCCGATGCGTTAGAAGATGGCGCGAACACATCATCGATTGGATCGAACCTGGATTAGATCGTTCTTACATCGCAGCAGCACGGGCCATTGTTAATGAGTCTGTATTACCCACCATGACTGAAGAAGTTGGAGAAGTGGTGGTTGGCGGAGAAGAACGACCAGCAGAGCCTACACACCCAGTTGGCGAGCAAGTTTTCATGATAAGTAACAGGAAAACACGCACAAAGAAAAATTCCGCGGATAAGCTTTATCGGATAGCCGGGGTCCTATGCAATATGGTGAAAACCAAGCTAGGGCCTTTCCTACCTGATACGCCGCAGAATCGTGCGTTAGTTATGGAAACAGCCCGCCGCAGGCTGGAGGCACTGCGCAAGAAAGGGGAGAAAGAATTCATGAATTTAAGAGAAATTGATGCTGTACAGATAGCTAGCCAGGCTGCAATACTTTACTGGATAGCTGATGATGGAATGATAACACTGTACAATCTCACCACGAATCATGATATTCGAAGCGCGGTACGGGAGCGCAATCACATGGCGAGAGTGATTGCCCCTCCTGCTCCGCAACACTAGGGCCGCTTGGGCTGGAAACACGGCACGACAACACATACTTCTGTCCCGCAGGAAATGCTGGATTTACTAGATGGAAAGTATAATCGTGACTTGGTACATGTTTCCCAGCCCAGGCAAGGCCATGCCGAGGAAAAACGGCCCCGCATCATTTACGCAATCAACAACGCGAATGGTGCACACATAGCTATACCAAACAATGATCTATCATCAGCGCACCATGCTTTAATTGAGCGTTTGTGTTATGTTAAACAGCCCGGTGGAACCTGGGTTGAACCCGCCTTACCTGAGACAGCGGATGACATTAATGCAATACGCCTAATTATGGGAGAACAAGCAGCGGAAATGTGCGCGGCTATGAGATTTCTGGACCGAACTTCCCAGTTCCGCGGTAAAATGGAAAACCGTGCTAACAAACGTGACAAAGTCAGCCCATACAGCACCGAGCAATTCGTTGATGCGTGTGGTGGGGCCAAGAAACGTCGTTACGCGGCCGCGGCACAAAGCTTGAAAGACTCACCCTTCGAGCTTCGGGATGCAGAAGTATCGCTGTTTACGAAAGATGAATACATGGCGGTGGACGAAAATGGAAATGATAAACGTCCACGGGGTATTCAAACGCGAGATCCCAGATATCATGTAGCATTAGGATGCTACTTACATCCAGTTGAAAATATAATATACGAGGACATTAACCACATCTTTGATCCCAGCGGGGAGCATAGGACTGTGGCGAAAGGTATGAACTTGTTGGCACGGGGGAAAACAATAGCCGACATGTGGGAGCAATTCAAGGATCCGGTGGGAATTGGAATTGACGCTGAGAGCTGGGACGAACACCAGCATGCGAAGCTCCTTAAGAACGAACAGAAAATATACATTGACCGCCTGGAGGGCACATCACACCAAGATCACGTGCCCCCACTCCACACACTTTTACGACATCAACTCCGGAATACAGGCAAGTACCGGGGGATTGATGGGAAAATCAAGTACATATTAAATGGGAAACGATGTTCCGGTGACATAAACACGTCACTAGGTAATATCATCAATATGTGCACCATTATCTACAGTTATTTAGCGACGAAAGGAATCCGCTACAGGCTGCTGAACGATGGCGATGATTGCGTACTCATAATTGAAAACGCCGACCTCGAGCACTTCATGGACGGCTTCTCACGCTGGTTTATCCAGATGGGAGTGAGTATGACAATTGACGGGATTTACTATCACCTTGAGGAAATCGAGTTTTGTCAGGCACATCCAGTCAATGGTCCGGATGGGTGGGTATTGGTGCCCAACCCACATAAGAGGTTATACTCTGATCTTATCACTACGAAAGATCTCAGCTGCAAAACCATCCACGATAAGTGGCTAGGTGCAGTTGCTATGTGCGGACAGCATGCCGGGTCGGGCATGCCTATATATCAATCGTTCTATACCTGGTTGTCCAGCGGTGCCAAGCCGTGGAAACCAAAGGAGGGGACTTACTACCATCGATACAGAGATGATCTCATAGAGGGAATGAATGCAAAGCACCGGGATGTGGCCTGGAGCACACGCATGTCGTTCTTCTATGCATATGGGATCACGCCGGAGAGCCAGCTTTTGCTGGAAGAGCACTTCGATGGATTAGATCCCCCCACTTACTCGACACCGAGGCCGTTAATAAGCGAGATGGCCCCGATGATGCACTTGGTGGAACCCAAGTGGCAAGATCGCTTCGACTAATGCCGCATTGCGGAAGACCCCTGCCGTTACGATTGGCAGGCGGCACAACAAACTTACAACTGATTACGGGGGCCAGAAGGTAGCACGACCTTAGCCAATGGCCGACGCTTTGTAAGAATGGGGAGGGGTAATTACCCCAGGTTGTAGGCTCAAGTGCCCCGTGGAGAGATCCGCAGTAGGTTTGAACCTTCGGTCGATGCCGTCATTCGAGTATAATGCAACTGAATGAAACAAGAACTACAGCATTACTAACAATAACAACAAAGGAAAGGCCCGATCAGCCCAAAAGATCAACAAAAACAACACATCACCAAGACAATCAAAACGACCAACTGTACGCGCCACCCCAATGGGTGGAATGATGGTGCACCACACAGAATTTTGTGGTACACTTGACAGAGGAACAGCGCAAATTGAGAGTTATGACCCAACAACTGGCGTCAAGACACCAGGAAGTGGCATGATCCTCCCCATCAACGCAGGGGAGGGCATCACTTTCCCGTGGCTTAACGGGGTGGCGAGCAGATTCGAGAAGTATAGGTTTAAAAGCCTTAAATTTCGGTTTGTTCCATCCGTAAGTAAAATGTATGGCGGCGCACTAGCACTATGCCCCATATATGATCCTGCGGATGAGCCGCCCCGTTCGCGCCGGGAGTTGTATAACGCAGAAGGAGCAGTGCATGCGCCAGTACATCAAGGCCTTACACTCTCCATCCCAGGTGCACGATTAGCTGGCGCAAAATTTGTACGCGCCACGCACCAGGATTTGGTTGATGCCAATGAGTTGCGCCTATCGGATGTAGGTTACATCACTGTGACCTTATTCGATTTGGACGACACTTTGGCCGCCAGTATGCAAGCAGCTGCCGTTGCCTATGGAGATGTCTTCGTGGAATACGAAGTGGAGCTTACCAGCCCACGTGTTTCATCTAGCTCACCAAAGCACGCGCACATGCGGATTCGTGGCGACCAATCCCACATCGGGGTTGCCGACACTTATCACTCTCTTACAGGAGGACACAACGCAGCGGAACATTCCGCACGAGGAGGGAGGGACCCAATCGACAGCACTAAGCTATTGGGGCACTCGGAAGGCGATACCCTTGCCATCGAATATCTCACCGAACAATCCGGAGTATACGTAAACAGCTCCGATGGATTCGCTGTTGAATACGATGCCATCCAGTTCAAAGAACCATTTACTGGAATCCTCACCATCAACACCACCGTCCCGAACAACGACAACTTCCCACTCATCGCTGTCAATGGAGTCACATCCGTTGGCCAGAGTTGGGAGGTGGCTCCTGGCGCTGAACTGCGGCATAAGCAGGCGCTTGTTGAACACGTCAACACCATGGGAATCTCAGATTTCGGATCCCAGATGGAGGCGCACCAAACGTTCAAAATCGTCGCCGATGCAGGGGAATCGCTCGCATTGGCACACGCAGCAGTACAAGGAGCAGGGACCGTCATTGACGCTGTCACTAACATGACATGGACGGAGATGGGCGAAGTAGCACTCGATCTTTTGATTGGGTTGTTTTAACGTATGAAATACAAAACCTTAATTAGTATATAGCTATACAAAACCAAGTACCCGTGAGTGGGGGATGGATGTAATTTCCATCATGCGAGGACACGACTCTATGAGTGGCGTGAGAGCGGCAATGAAAAGGCCCGCCGTGTTCCTACTTAGCCAGCCCAACTGGCGGTGTAAGCCTTGGATCTAGCCAAGCACCAGAGTGTAGCGCACTAGAAACTGCCTATGGGGGAAAACTAGCCCCGTCAATTGAAACAACACTATAGATG